TCATGTATAAGGAGTATCAGGGCGTATGGGGCCCCTGGCAGATGGTGGGCACTCGATATAAGTCAATGTGGGAAGGTGGCAAGCTGCGCCTCAACTGCGGCATGGTGGCAAAGCGTATCTTCGGCGTGATTGTGGCCTCCTACGACCAGGACGGGCGGCTTCTGTGGCAGAGGAACCCCGAGGAGTTTCCCAAGGAGCTGGGCGCAGCGCCAACCATTCGCGGTGATGTAGGGCCGTACCAGGGGGTGAGAGCATGAACCACCCTTTGAACAAGGAGCAGGTCGAGGTTCTGTTTGAACGGGAAACCGTGCTGATGGGGACGGAAAACCGCGTTCCAATCTACCGGGCATTGGCCCTATTCGGACAAGATGCCGTCAATTACGGCAAAAAATTGGACGAAAGATTGGATGTCAGAAGGCTAGTACATCACTCCAACGGATATGTCCTTGGCTTTATAATAGCGTCTTTGACCTTGCGAGGCTTTCAGGCTGCCGCCAGTTTCTATAACGTTCAGCTGCTGAGAAAGGAAGCATCATGAATCCTATAACAGAACCAGTCAAAATCACCAGCTTGGAGCTGGAGAATGTGAAGCGCATCCGGGCATGCGCTATCACCCCCACGCAGAATGGCCTTACGGTGATCGGCGGCCGGAACAACCAGGGGAAGACCTCTGTCCTGGACGCGATCGCCTGGGCGCTGGGCGGAGACCGCCACCGCCCATCCCGGGCGGCACGGGAAGGTTCATCCATTCCGCCCCGTCTTTGCGTCAAGCTATCCAACGGTCTTGTCGTGGAGCGCACAGGGAAGAACAGCGACCTAAAGGTCACGGACACTGAAGGGCGGCGTGCCGGGCAGCAGCTGCTCAATGAATTTGTGGAGCAGCTCGCGCTCGATCTGCCTAAATTCATGCAGGCAAGTGCGAAGGAAAAGGCCGGAATCTTGCTGGAAGTTATCGGTGTAGAGGATCAGCTCACAGAGTTGGACCGGAAAGAGAATTCCCTTTACAACGACCGTCTGGCGATTGGCCGGATTGCCGACCAAAAAGCCAAGCACGCCAAAGAGATCACCGGATACCCGGAGGCCCCAATGGAGCCGGTCTCCGCCTATGACCTGATTCAACGGCAGCAGGACATCCTTGCCAGGAACGGCGAGAACCAGCGGAAGCGGCAGCGGGCCGCGCAGCTGGAGGCTCAGAGAGAGAGCCTGCGCCGGCAGCTGGATGACCTGCAGGCGAAGTATGAAGCCGTTTGTGGCGACTGTGAAATTGCGCGCCGTGATGCTCTGGATCTTCTGGATGAATCTACGGAGGAGCTGGAGGCCGATATCCGCAATGTGGAGGCAATCAACATCAAGGTCCGCGCCAACCAGGAAAAGGCCCGCGCTGAAGAGGAAGCCAGAGACTACCAAAACCAGTATGATACCCTGACTTCCGAAATTGAGGACATCCGCCAGAAGAAGCGCGACCTTCTCCTGGGGGCAAACCTCCCCCTTCCCGGGCTGAGCGTGGAGGACGGGGAGCTCGTTTACATGGGCAAGCCCTGGGACTGCATGAGCGGCAGCGACCAGCTGAAGGTATCCGCCGCCATCGTGCGGGCCATCAAGCCACAGTGCGGCTTCGTCCTCCTGGACAAGCTGGAACAGATGGACCCTGATACCCTTCGGGAGTTCGGGGCCTGGATGGAGGCAGAGGGCCTGCAAGGGATTGCCACGAGAGTCTCCACGGATGGGACGTGCAGCATCCTCATCGAGGATGGATATGCGAAGGAGGGGGATGGGCCAGCCCCAGCCCCCGCGGCATGGAAAGCGGGTGAGTTTTAAATGAGGCAGTTAAAGATTATACCGGGTAAGCTGGGCGGAGCCATGAAGGTTGTGATTTACGGCCCGAAAGGGATCGGGAAATCTACCCTTGCCGCCAAGTTCCCCCGGCCCCTGTTCATCGACACGGAGGGAAGCACCCGGCACATGGACGTGCAGAGGACAGAGCGCCCCACCAGCTGGGCCATGCTCCTGGAGCTGGTCCGCTGCATCAAAGCAGACCCTGGCTTGTGCTCCACACTGGTAATTGATACGGCGGACTGGGCGGAGCAGCTGTGCATCACCAGTATCTGTGACAGCAAGCGCATCTCCGGGATTGAAGACATGGGATACGGCAAGGGCTACGTCTATGTGGCCGAGGAGTTCGGGCGGCTCCTGAACCTCCTGGAGGAGGCCGTGGACAACGGCATCCACGTGGTGCTGACGGCCCACGCTATGATGCGGAAATTTGAACAGCCGGACGAGATGGGTGCGTATGACCGGTGGGAGCTGAAGCTGCAAAAGAAGACGGCCGCCTTGGTCAAGGAGTGGGCCGACCTGCTCCTGTTCGCCAACTATAAGACGCTGTCCGTAGCGGTCGACGACAAGGGGAAGAAGTTCAAGCCCCAGGGCGGCCGGCGCGTCATGTTCACAACCCATCATCCCTGCTGGGACGCAAAGAACCGGCTGGGCCTTCCGGAGGAGCTGCCTTTGGAGTTCGCTCCATTGGCCCCATATTTGGACAATGCCGCCCCCGCGTCACCGCCGCCGGAGCATGTCCCGGCTTCCTCCGTGTCTCCGCCCACACCACCTCCTGCCTCTGCCAGCCCGATGCCGGAGGGAACGCCGCCCCCAGCGGGCAGTACACTGGAGCCCAAGGCGGAGGCGTCTACACTGAAAGCCCTGCAAGATCTGATGACGCAACACGGTGTATTGGACTATGAGGTCAAGGCCGCGGTCGCCGCGAAGGGGTATTTCCCCGAGGATATGCCCATAGAGGATTATCCCGATGGTTTTATCAAAGGGGTGCTGATCGGGGCCTGGGGGCAGGTCTACGAATGGATCGAAAAGAACCGGGCGTCTCTGCCGTTTTAACTTCACATTGCAGGGAGACTGCCGGAGCCGGCAGCTCCCCTTACTTATCAAATCAAAAAGGAGCTTGAGAAAATGAGCGAATATGACTCTTCTTTCCGTGAATTTGGCTGGGATGACGAAATCCAAAATGACAGCACCCCATTTGAGGTCTTGCCGGAGGGTGACTACCGCTTCCGTGTGGAGAAGTTTGAGCGGGGCCGGCATAGCGGCAGTGAAAAGATCCCGCCCTGCAACAAGGCGATTTTGACGCTCTCGGTGAATGATGGCGCTCACAGCGGAACCATCCAAACGAACCTGTTCCTGTTCAGCCGCTTCGAGTGGAAGCTGTGCCAGCTCTTCACCGCGATTGGCCAGCGCCGCCACGGTGAGGCGATCCGGATGAACTGGAGCCTTGTGCCGGGTGCCATCGGCACCTGCCATGTGGGGACACGCAAATGGATGGGCAACGACGGCAAGGAACATGAAGGGAATGAGATCACAGAATTTTATGACCCGGAGGAGGCCCCGGACATCTCGGAAAAGCAGGTGGACAGCCAGCCGGCGCCTGGGCAGGGCGCGGAGGCGGCCGCCTCCTGGGATGCCGGTAGGTTCTGATGGAACTCCGGCCATACCAACAGGAGGCCAGGGCGGCAGTCGAGCAGGACTGGTCGGACGGCTTTCATAAAACGCTCCTGGTTCTGCCCACCGGGTGCGGGAAGACAATCGTGTTCTGCAAGATTGTGGAGGACATGGTGCGCCAGGGCGGGCGGTGCCTGATCCTGGCCCACCGGGGCGAACTGCTGGAACAGGCGGCAGACAAGCTGCTGACCGCCACAGGGCTGCGCTGCGCGGTGGAAAAGGCGGAGGAGTCCTGCCTGGACAGCTGGTACCGGGTGACCGTCGGATCCGTGCAGACTCTCATGCGGGAGAAGCGCCTCCAGCAGTTCCCCACCGATTTTTTCAACGTGATAGTGGTGGATGAAGCCCACCATGTCCTGGCTGACAGCTACCAGAGGGTTCTGGAACATTTCCCCGCGGCAAAGGTCCTGGGGGTAACCGCAACCCCTGACCGTGGGAATATGCGCAATCTGGGCCAGTATTTTGAGCATCTGGCTTATGAATACTCCCTGCCGCGCGCCATCAAGGAGGGCTATTTGAGCCCCATCAAGGCAGTAACCATCCCCCTGAAGCTGGATCTGACCGGCGTGGGGGTTCAGGCAGGGGACTTCAAAAACAGCGACCTGGACACCGCGCTCGATCCCTATCTCCACCAGATCGCCAGGGAAATGCGTACCTATTGCGCCCAGCGCAAGACCGTGGTGTTCCTCCCCCTGGTGCGGACTTCTAAAAAGTTCCGGGACATCCTGGAGCAGGAGGGGTTCCGGGCCGCCGAGGTCAACGGCAGCAGTGAAGACCGTGCGGAAGTGCTTCGGGACTTCAACGACGGGAAGTATAACGTGCTCTGCAACTCCATGCTGCTGACAGAGGGATGGGACTGCCCTTCCGTTGACTGCGTGGTTGTCCTGCGGCCCACCAAAATACGCTCCCTGTACTGCCAGATGGTGGGGCGGGGAACCAGGACAGCCCCGGGGAAGGACCATCTGCTCCTGCTGGATTTCCTGTGGCACACAGAGCGCCATGAGCTGTGCCACCCGGCGAGCCTGATCTGCGAAAGCCCGGAGGTCGCACAGCGGATGACGGAGGCCCTGGAGGATGCCGCCGGCTGCCCCGTAGACATTGAGGAGGCCGAGGAGAGGGCCGAGTCCGACGTGGTAGCCCAGCGGGAAGAGGCCCTTGCGAAGCAGCTGGCGGAGATGAGGAGCCGCAAGCGGAAGCTGGTGGATCCCCTGCAATTTGAGATGAGTATCCAGGCCGAAGACCTCGCCGGATATGTCCCGTCGTTTGGATGGGAGATGTCCCCGCCGTCTGATAAGCAGGTGCAGAGCCTGGAAAAGTGGGGGATCCGCCCGGACGAAATTGAGTGCGCCGGGAAAGCGTCCCTGCTCCTGGATCGCCTGGCGAAGCGGCGCTCGGAGGGGCTTACAACTCCGAAGCAGATCCGCTGCCTGGAGCAGAGAGGCTTCCGCCATGTGGGGCAATGGCGATTTGAAGAGGCCAGCCATATGATTGACCGCATCGCGTCCCAGGGGTGGAAGATCCCAGCCGGCGTAACCCCGTCGGCCTATGTCCCGGTGAGCATGGGAGGATAGTATGGATAGTATCGGCAAGGGGCTGGATCCCCTGGAGGCATTGGAACATATTGACCCGGCCGGCCTGAATTACCAGGAGTGGCTGACTGTGGGTATGGGGCTGAAGGAGGCGGGGTGTCCCGCCTCCTCCTGGGAAGATTGGAGCCGCCGCGACCCGGCGCGCTATCATGCGGGCGAGTGCCTGCGGAAGTGGGAAACCTTTCACGGCGCGTCCGGCGGTACACCTGTGGCCGCCGGCACGGTATTCAAGATGGCCCTGGACCGCGGCTGGCGGCCCACTCAGGAGAGCGCCCCCGGCCACATGTTGGATTGGGAGGACACCATCAACACCAGGGACGGCGGCGGCACCATCGTGGACCGCGCATGGCTGGAGGGCAAAGAGGTCCAGGAGCCCACAGACTGGCATCCCGCGAAAGACCTCATTACTTATTTGACGGTTCTCTTTGACCCATCCGAATACGTCGGGTATGTGACTGAGACCTTCAAAGGGGAAGACGGACGGCAGGTGCCATCCAAGGGAAATTATGACCGGACCGCCGGCCAGTTGATTGACGCCCTGCGCACATGCAAAGACGACATCGGGGCAGTGTTGGGCGACAGTGACCCTGACGTGGGAGCGTGGATTCGCTTTAACCCTCTGGATGGCAAGGGCGTAAAAAACGAGAATGTGACCGCTTTCCGGTACGCACTGGTGGAATCCGATGAGATGAACCTGGAGGAGCAGCACGCCATGATCCGGGAGCTGGAGTTGCCGGTGGCCGCCCTGGTTTCCTCCGGCGGCAAGAGCATCCATGCCATTGTGAGGATTGAGGCCGGCTCCTTTGAGGAATACCGCTCCCGCGTGGACTACCTCTATGCGGTGTGTGAGAAGAACGGCCTGAAGGTAGACCGGCAGAACCGCAACCCCTCCCGGCTGTCCCGGCTCCCCGGCGTTATGCGAAGGGGCAAAAAGCAGTTCCTTTTGGCCTCCAATATCGGGAAAGCATCCTGGAGCGAGTGGCGGGACTGGATGGACAGCGTCACCGATGATATGCCAGACCCTGAGAGCATGGCAGCAGTTTGGGACAACCTGCCTGAGCTAGCGCCGCCCCTGATTGCCGGCGTCCTCCGGCAGGGCCATAAAATGCTCCTGGCCGGACCCAGCAAGGCCGGCAAAAGCTACTCCCTCATTGAGCTGTGCTGCGCCATCGCCGAGGGAGGCCCGTGGCTGGGCTTCTCCTGTACCCAGGGGCGGGTGCTCTACGTCAACCTGGAACTGGACCGGCCCTCCTGCCTCCACCGCTTCAAGGATGTGTATGCGGCCCTGGGGCGCATGCCCCAGAACCTGGACAAGATTGATGTCTGGAACCTCCGGGGCCGCTCTGTGCCAATGGACAAGTTGGCGCCAAAGCTGATCCGCCGGGCGAAGAAAAAGGATTACATTGCCATTGTCATTGACCCCATCTATAAGGTCATCACCGGCGACGAGAACAGCGCCGACCAGATGGCGAACTTCTGCAACCAGTTCGACAAGGTGTGTACTGAGCTGGGCTGCGCCGTGATCTACTGCCACCACCATTCCAAGGGCAGCCAGGGAGGCAAGCGTTCCATGGACCGGGCCAGCGGGTCGGGGGTATTCGCCCGCGACCCCGACGCCCTTCTGGATCTGATTGAACTGCCGGTCAGCGAAGAGCTCCGCAGGCAGGAGGTCAACAGGGCTGTGGGCCGGGCCGTTGCTGCCACCCTCCAGCGGGCGGGTAAGCTGGAGGAGGCGTCCCAGGATGACCTTTGCACTGAGAAGGGGGTGCTGGAGGCGGCCAGGAGCCTTTTAAGCGGCCGGCAATATGAAGATGCGGCAAAGTACGCGGAGGCCGCAAGACAGGCCGCTGAAAGCCTGACAGCGTGGCGCATTGAGGGAACCCTGCGGGAGTTTCCCAAGTTTCCCCCGGTCAACCTCTGGTTCGATTACCCCATTCACCGCGGAGATGACAGCGGCGTCCTGGCCGACATCGACCCGGAGGGGGACGTGCCGGGGTGGCAAAGGGCCATGCAGAAACGGAAGCCGAAAGAGGTCAAAGCCAAGGAGCGAAAAGACTCTATTGCACTCGCCTTTGAAGCCTGCGGCATAAACGGGAAGGTCACAGTGAGCGCTCTGGCCGAGTACATGGGCGTGACGGACAAGACAGTCAGGAACCGGTTGAAAGAGCATGGCGGCTTTTGGATTGACGAGGGGGAAGTCGGCAGGAAGTAAGGGAAAATAACGAGAATTTTTCCTTTCCCCGTGAGAGAAAAAACGGGGATTTCCCTTCTTTCCCTTCTTTCCCTGTGAGGGAAAAAAACGAAAAAACCTGCTTTTTCCCTAGGGAAGAAAAAGTACCCCCCTAAAGGGGGGTAAGAAAACACGTTTCCCTGACGGTCAACGGGGGAAGTAGTCGTGCGAAAGCTCACGCACGACGACTCCTTCCCCTGACCGTTGACAAAGTAGTTTTGTGATCTGCAATACTTTAACGAGGTAAAGCTATGAGAATAGAATTTTTTATGTCGATGAAGCCACCCACGGTGACGCACCAGGAAAAGAAATGGCGGGTGGTCAAGGGCAAGCCGGTACCCTACGAGCCGCCGGAGGTGCGGGCGGCACGGTCGAAGCTGACAGCGCACCTGGCTGGACACAGGCCCGTGGAGCCTCTGGCCGGCGCGGTGCGGCTGCTGGTGAAGTGGTGCTTCCCCCGTGGGCAGCATGAAGACGGTGAGTACCGGACCACCAGGCCGGACACGGACAACCTCCAAAAGCTTCTGAAGGACTGCATGACCGCTGTGGGGTTCTGGAGGGATGACGCCCAGGTTTCCAGCGAGATTGTGGAAAAGGTTTGGGCTGAGGTGCCGGGGATATACGTCTGCATGGAACAGATCAATGCAAGGGAAAATTGCCAAGCGATTGCGAATTTGGAGGTGCTGATATGCGCGGGGTGCGCAGAAGACGGGAAATGGGAGTGGGAGTACCAAAATGGGGCCGAGTGTCCTTGCACATACTGCAAAAGACGGGCAGCAGATTGCTACCACCGCCCGCCGGAGGTATCGCCATGAGACACCAATATACCCGCGCAGAGCTGGAATCCATCACCCAGGAGACCGCAATCTACATTGAGGGAGCAGGGATAGCCCAGCTCCGATGGGGCGGCCTGGAGATTGCAGAGGGGGTAAAGGACGGGGCTCTATACTGCAAGCATATCAAACCGTTTAGCCTGGATCTGTACGACAAATACTGGACGGCCTTTGATGGGCCGCCGGAGAGGAAGGAGAACGCATGAAAACGATTTGCATTACTTGCAAAAATGACTGCAATAACGCCGGTACAACGGCCAGAATTTCTTGGTGCCCTCAGTACAAACCGGGACGAATTTTGTCCAACGCCGACCGCATCCGGACCATGGGCGACGCAGATTTGGCGAGATGGCTTGAATACGAGGGTGGAGGAGCCTGTGCAGAGGTTTATGGGTGGCTGGCGTGGCTCCAGCAGCCAGCGGAGGAGGGCGAGCATGAGTAGACCCAAATATCCGTGGTGGGGCTATGTCCGGGAAATCCTTCGGCGGTACCCTGACTACACAACAGAAGCCGAAGCCGCGGCGGTTACATCTGCGATAGCACAGACGGGGCAGATGCCAGACGGCCAGCGCCGGCTCTCCGTGATTGGTATGGTGTTCTTCCGCAAGACGCACACCCTGCATGGGGCGGCTCTGGAGGCATCATGCAGCTACGCCACCGCAAAAAGGTGGCAACAGGCGTTTATTCGTGAAGTAGCATGCAATTTCAAGTGCAACAGTCTGATCGAAAGTTGAGCCACAAAAGCCAAACACTTGATGTAGGATGGAGACGTGGAGGTGTATACCTCTGCGCCTCCTTTTCTACCGCCCGGCACCGAGGCGGTAATATCGGGCCCCTACGCTGCACGGCTGAAAACCACCCCATAAACTGGGCGGAGGGTCGCGCCCTCCATGCGGCAAATGACTGTGGAGAGACACTATACTGGCGAATCGGGGTCGCGTATCTTGCCAGTGAAATCACCAGCGGCCTGCCAGTAGCCATAGCTGGCCGACTCCGGGTATAATGGCAGCCTTTGAGAGTCAAAAACGCGCTATCCCGCTGAAAACTACCCTGCGAGTGGCTAATCATGATGTCGCCGCCAAGACCAGGGTGTGACAATTAAGCGGGAAGCGCACATATGCCGAGTGCAGTAGCAGAAGCGGAAGCGGCGGCCATGGACAACGCCGTGGACGTGTGGCGGCTCAATACCGCCTCTCGGCTCCACGAAGATGAGTGTGAAAGGGTGAAGGTGCTGTGCTGAAGTCTTGTCCATATTGCGGGATGATTCATCCGGCTGGTTTTATTTGCCCTAAAAAGCCAGAGCGGGGTAAGAAACGGTCGAGCAAGGAGTATCACTTCCGGAAGAGTTGGGCCTGGCAGCGCAAGCGCATCCAGATCCTGAAGAGGGATTTTTACCTTTGCCGTGCGTGCAATGCGGGAGGATACGGAGTGCTTGGGGTGCCTGGGGTAAACCAGGACCTATCGGT